GAAAATGCCGATCGAAGTCAACACCACCCTGCTCGCTCTCGCTGCCGGACTCGCTGCGGACACAGCGCTTTCGGCATGGGCGACGACAACCTACGGGAGGGTGCCGAAAATCTACATCAACATCGACGACCGCAACCCGCCCGGAGAGGCCGAGTGCCCGTACATCCTGATTTTTCCGACGGCGGCACGCTACGGGCGCGGGGCGCGTGAGAAAACCATCGAGTTGCAGATGGTGACCTGCCTGTTCGACGCCACGTTCCGCACCTACACGGACACGGACATCATCGAGTACAAGGGCGTGCAGAACTGCGTTGAATTTCTCGACCTGGCCGTTAATGCCATCGCCGCTATTGCTACCGGAAACGCGCTGCTGCAGGACGTGGCGGCGGAGTTCGATACCATCGAGGCCTTCCCGTTCTTCATGGCCTTGGCACCGATCACATACGTCGAGCCTTTGTGTCTTGGGGCCGACCGACTTGCACTATAGGAGGCTTGAGCCATGGCTCACCAAAAAGGTTCAACCGTAGTTTTTAAGATGGGCTATGAGCTTGTCGCCTTCGGCACAGCCGCCGCGGCGGGCTACATCCTGCCCATCAACACCTTTGACGTGCGCAGCACGCGCGCGCTTAACCGCGTCAACACGCTCCAGGCAAGCCGCAACCCGCTCGAGCCGTTTGCCGGAAACCTGTCGGTCGCTGGAAATATCGTGGTGCCGGTCGACAGCCTGGCCATGGCCTACTGGCTGATCGCCATGTTCGGGCTGCCGGCCACGACCGGCGCAGGGCCATACGTGCACGAGTTCAAGATCCCGTCAGAGCAGCGATCGCTCACGTTCGAGACCGCGTTCACCGATCTGGCGACCGACAAGTACCAGCTTTTTGTAGGAAACAAGCTCACAAGCTGCGGCATTACGGTCGGCGGCGACGGCGAGCTGGTGGCATCGATGGGCGTCATGGGCCGCAGCGATTCGCTGGAGGCCGCAACTTTCCATGCCGGTACATCGATTACGCTTGCACGCCTGAACAACTTTCAGGCGGCTCTCACCGAGGGCGGATCGGCGCTCGCCAACGCGACCGAGATCTCGATCAACATCGGGTTCCCGATCGACGCCTACCACGTCATCGGCGGCGGAGGCCTGGTGGGCAGCCTCGCCGAGCAGAAGGTCGAGGTCTCTGGCAACATCAAGACCCTGTTTGAGTCCTCCGCGCTGCTCGACAAGGCGCTCGCCGGCACGGAAAGCGCACTGAAGCTGACCGTGACCGGTTCCGCGTCGTCCGTCTTTGAGTTGGAGATCCAGGAGCTGCTCTACGAGCGCAACAGCGTGCCGGTGCCGGGACCCCAGGGGCTACTGGTAGATCTGAATTTTCAGGGCTACTACACCAACGGCGGCGAGGCGAGTGGCATCGTGGCGCGGTTGACTAACGGGGTGGCGAGCTACGCGGCGATGTAAAGAAGGCGGAAGTGGGAATGCGTGGGGCGGAGAAGATTAAAAAAAATGGGAGGGGAACATGCGCGAGGTCAAGATCGATGGTCTGGATAAGACTGTAAAAATTCGAAGTATCAAGAGAAGCGAGCAGGCGGGTGGCCTCGATCAGTGTGGCTATCACCTGCTTTTTTATTCGCCGCCGATGTTGCCGGACGGATCGGCCGACCGGCTCAAGACCGAAGAGGGCATAGACCTGGTACTCAACGCCGTGATCGGAGCCGACGTAATCAAGGCCGTTGACGATGCCGGCGGGGCTGCTGCGCTGAGGAAGGTCTGGTTCGAGATCATCAAGGAGACCTACGGCAGCAAGGAAGAGGAAAAAAACTTGTCGCCCGCTGGGAATTTGACACCGACTCCCAGCGGGCCAGCTATTGCAAGTCCTGCGGAGGGAGCGGCAAGAAATGCCTGACCTGCGAATACGGCAAACACCCGGAGCTGATGCCTGCGAACGCGGAAGCGTGGTCCTTGTGGCTTGCTGTACAGACACAGTGGCGGGCTTCCTTCGGTGGGTTGCTCGGGCTGGACTACCCGGCCATGTTCCAGATGGCGGAGTTCCTGGGGGTAGAGATGTCGCCCGGGACGCTCGCCAAGATGAAGGCGCTGGAGTTCTCAACTCTTAAACGAGCGAACAAGGCCCCCGACAAATGATCAAGGTCGAAGTCAACGCAGTCGGAATATCGAACCTGCAGGCACTGCTACCGCAGGTCAACGCGCAGTCGCGCAAGGCGCTTTCAGACGCCATCCGCGGTGAGGCATTTTCGCTACGGGAAAGCCTCAAGAACAACATCCGGTTCGGGGCCCCTTCGCCCTCGGCGCCCTTCAAGCCGCTTTCGATCATTGCCCGATCAGTTCGCCGTCGCCGCACCATGGGGATCCGGCAGCCGATACCCCTGCTGAAACTTGCCTCGGCCGTGACCTATTACGTTAAATCCGACAAAGACTACACGGTCAAGGTAGGGTTCCCGAAAGAGTACGCCCGGACCCCGCTATGGGCGCGCCAGGCGGCCCTGATGCAGCAGACCGGTTTTATCAAGACGGTGACGCCCAGGATGCGTGAGTGGTTCGCAAGCCAGGGCGAGCGCCGCGGGGAATCCCGCAGCCGCCGGCAGCAGAGAATTTCGCACGCTCTTTTTTTACGGAAAACGACCACCACTCTCAAAATACCTCCCAGGCCGATAATCGCTCCGTTCTGGGAGCATTCCAAAAGCCACGTGGTCTCCCAGATCCTGGCCAAGTTCCGGCTGAAACGCGCGGGCCAAAAATACGAGGCCGGTGCGACGAACATCTACAAGGTAGGCTCTCTCAGATATTTTTGGGGTAGCAATGACTGATGCAAAGCTCGACATAGTTTTATCCGCAAAGGACATGAGCCAGCAGGCGTTCACCAGCCTGAAAAAAAACATCGACGGCGTCGGCGGCAGCTTGGACGGCTTCGCGTCTAAAATAAAGCAGTTTGCGGCCGGATACAGCGTTTACGCAACGATCGTGCAGGCCATCGAGTCCGCAAAAATAGGCTCTGCGCTCGAAAAGCAGGCGTCGTCGTTTGCCAACCTGGCGGATGCCGCCGGCACGAGCTCCAAGCGCATGCTGGAAAACCTTAAAGCTGCCTCGCAGGGAATGGTAGCCGAGTCCGATCTTATGTCGGCCGCCGGCAAGGCCATGCTGATGAGTATCCCGGCCGACAAGATTTCCGAGCTGATGAAGATCGCAGCCGCGACCTCCAAGATGACCGGCCAATCCATCACCGAGGCCTTTAACGACATCACCATGGGTGTTGCCCGTCAGAGCCGCATGATCCTCGACAACCTGGGAATCATCGTCGACGTGGACAAGGCCAACGGCGATTATGCGCGGTCCCTTGGAAAAACCGCAGACAGCCTGTCCGATGTCGAGAAGCGCCAGGCGTTCATGAACGCGGTGCTCAAGTCCGGCGCCGACATGATCTCACGCCTGGGGACGTCTTCGAAAGAGCTTACCGGGGTAAACGAGTTGATCGCGGCGCAGACCAATCTCTGGAACGAAGTCAACAAGACGGTTGCGCAGTTCCTGGACAAGGAGCTTTCAGGCTACGCTAAAATGATCAACTGGATCGACGAGAAGCTGAAGGGCATGCGCTCCGGGGCCGGTGAGATAACTAAGTCGGACGCCTGGAAAGAGATCGAGATGCTGCGTTCCCTCGAAGCCAAGGGCATGGCGCAACCAGGCACAACGGCAGGCAAAGAAGCTGCGTTCAACGCCCGCTTTTTGGCACCCCAGCTTGGCTTGAAACCATCCGAGGAGCTGAAGCGCACCGGATCGTTCTCGACCCCTGCGTGGAGTTCCGCCGGGTGGCGCGAGCGCGAGGGTAATTTCGCGGCGAACACCGACGACCAAAACAAGGCGATCCTGAAGGCGCGCGATGAGAGGCTCAAGAAAATCGCCGACGACGCTAAAAAGGCGGCTGACGAGATAAAAAAGCTGCACGAAGAGGTGTCGAACTTCGAGCAAGAGTTTTCGGACGCCAAGACGTTCGCCGGGGAGGGGAGCAACTACGAGCGGATGCAGGTGCAGCTCAGGAGCGGGTCCGAGGTCGATAACATGATGGCCCAGAAAAGTGCCGAGCTGAAAAAACAAGCGCAGGCTATCTACAAGCTCGACGAAGTGGCAAACCAGGAAAGGTGGTTCCAGACATACGTCGAGGGCATCGAAGATGCTACCCGCGCGAATGAGATCTTCAAGGACTCGATGAACATTATGAGCCAATCCTTCGCGGACGCCTTTGCCGGGTTCGTTACTGGAACCAAGAGCGCCAAGGAGGCCTTTCAGGGCATGGTGCAGTCTGTGATCGCCGGCATGGTGCGCATGGCGACCCAGAGCACATCCGAGCAGCTAATGGGTCTTTTGTTCAAGGCCGGCTCGAGCTTGGTTACTGCATACGGCGGCGGGTCGACGCCGACCGGCATGGGAACCAACACAAATTTTTCCGGTGGAGGATCCATGGGCAGCTACATGGGGCTTGTAAAGCACAGGGGCGGTACGATTGACGGGTCGGGCCCATACCGCGAGATGCCAGCCTGGATGGTCGCCACCGCGCCGCGCTTGCACAACGGACTTGCCCCGGACGAGTTCCCGGCGGTCCTCCAGCGCGGCGAGCGGGTTGTCCCCAAGGGGAAATCCGGCAGCACCAACAACGTCACCATCAACGTGGCAGCCCCCGGCGGCCGCATGGACCGCGAGAGCTTGAACCATTTACAGACCGCGCTCTTTGCGAGCTTGCAGCGGGCCGGCCAGAGGAACGCCTGATATGCCATCGTTTATAGAAGCCCCGAGATTTCCGGACGACATAAGCTACGGCAGCCGAGGCGGCCCCGGTTGGTCAACCAATGTGGTCGAGACCGACTCTGGCGCTGAAAGTCGCAACCAGCGCTGGAGCTACCCGCGCCACAAGTACGATGCGGCTTACGGAGTCACTACGCTCGCCCGACTTGAAAACCTGCTGAATTATCATTGGGTGATGGGTGGCAAGGCCATCGGGTTTCGGTACAAGGACTGGATGGATTACAAGAGTTGCTCGCGCTTCGGCACCCCGGCCGCTACCGACTGCGCGATCGGCACCGGCACCGGTTCGCTCGCTACGTTCCAGCTTTATAAAACGTACACCCAGGGGGCTTACACCCGCTTTCGCAAAATACTGAAGCCGATCGCCTCCACCGTGCTGATCGCGGTTGCAGGCGTCGTCAAAACGGTAACCACGCACTACACGCTCGACGCCGCGACCGGGATCGTCACGTTCACGGGCGGTAACATCCCCACGGCGGGCCAGGCAGTGACCGCCGGCTTCGAGTTCGACGTACCGGTGCGCTTCGACATCGACGATCTTTCGATCAACATCGAAGACTATAACAGCGGGGCCTCCCAGGTGCCGCTGATCGAGCTGAAATACGGGGATACCTGATGAGGACGATCTCCTCAGCGCTGCAGGCGCACCTCGAGGGAGAGTTGACGACACTCGCCATGTGCTGGAAGATCCAGCGCCGCGACGCAGTGGTGAAGGCCTACACCGACCACGACGAGGCAATCGTCTACGACGGTGTCACCTACACCCCGCTCGAGAGCGGACGCCCATCTCCCTACCGCCAGAACGCCTCGCTCAACCCGGCCTCGCTCGATTTGGAGATGGCTTTCGCCAGCGCCACCGGCACCGACGCCGAGCTGCGCGCCGGCCTATACGACCACGCCGAGGCCTGGACGTTTCTGATCAATTGGGCAGACACGAGCATGGGCATCGTCAAGCTCGCCCGCGGGCGCCTGGGCGAGGTCGAGATCCGCGACAACCAGGCCCGGATCGAGTTTCGTTCGCTGACGCAGCTCCTGGTGACGAGTATCGGCCGTATTTATACGCCCGAGTGCGACGCCACCCTGGGGGATGCCCGCTGCAAGGTTGCCCTCGCCGGATACACCAAGGCCGGCACCGTCGCCTCTACCACCGACCGCAAGGTGTTCACCATCAGCGGGGCCGCGGCGGGCCAGGTCGAGGGCTACTACGCCTACGGCAAGATCACGTTCTCCTCCGGCCTCAACTCAGGGATCTCGATGCAGGTCGAGAGCTACGTCGCCGCGACCAACCTGGTGACGCTGCTCGAGCCCATGCCGTTCACGGTCGCTAACGGACAAACCTTTACG